CGCTACCGTGGCAAGGTGGCTGGTGTGTCGTTCGTCCACGATGACAAGGCGTTGTTGATCCCTGAAGGCGTGCCGGATCTGTACATCTCGGTGTTTGCTCCGGCCGACTACATGGAAACGGTCAACACCCAGGGTATTCCTTACTACAGCATGATCGAGCCACTGCCGTTCAACAAAGGCATGGCCGGTGAGGCCCAGTCCAACCCGCTGCACCTGTGCACTCGACCGCGTGCGCAGATCCTCCTGGAGCTCTAACCGTGGCCTTCCGCGATCTGGTCGCCGAGCTCGACGCGGTGGTGTTCGAAACCCTGGGCGATACCGCCCGCATCGAAGGTCGGCCGGAACCGGTGCTCGGCATGTTCGCCGCGCCCTGGCTGCAACCGAAGATCGGTAAATTCAATACCAACTTGCGCGAGCCGCGCTTTGAGATTCGCGTGAGCGATTCCCAGGGCTTGAGCAAGGGCCTGCTGGTCAGCGTCGATCTGCCTGAACTGGATGGCGGCGGTGACTACGACCTGTTGCAACTGGAACCCAGCGGCGACGGCCTGGTCGCCTTGATTCTGAGGAAACGCCCATGAGTGTCGGCAGCTACAAGGAGCTAAAGCGTGACAGCGGGATGCTCACCATCCAGGCGTCGGCAGCGCATCTTCAAACATTTCAGGACTTTGCCCAGTTAGTACCGAAAGCCGCCGCGGCAGCGCAGCGGCGAGCTATCAATAAAACCTTAAGGTGGCTGCGCACCCATATCGCCAGGGCTGTCGGCAGGCAGGAGCGGATTGCCATTGGCGCCGTTCGGCAACGCTTGCGGGCCTACCCGGTCAGCGGCGGTACGATGCGCGGCAAGTTGTGGTTCGGCCTCAATGCCATTGAAGCCAGTCGCGCTGGACGAGCGCGGCAAGGCTCCGGTGGTGTATCGGTGGCCGGTCGACGCTTCCAAGGGGCGTTCTACAAACAGGTGTACGGGAACAAAGCTGATATCTGGATCCGGACATCGAGCAAGCACTTTTCTGCGGAGAATTACCCTGACTCGGAACAGGGGCGACGCCGCTCGGGCTTTGTCGAAGAAAACGACAACCGCTTTCCGCTGGCGAAGGCCAAGATTTCGCTGGAGCAGGCTCGCCCGCATTTCGACGCATGGGTTCGCCGTGCGGATGAGCGTTTGTTGGAAGTGCTTAAACAAGAGCTCAACTTTGAACTGCAAAAGTACCTGAAGGGGACCGCTCGTGTCTGATGAACCTTTTAGCCTCGAACAGCTTTTTGGCACCGTCGAGCAATACCTGCTGGATCATCTCCCCGGTGTGCAAATGGTGGGGTTCTGGCCTGTTTTAGAAGGTCACGCTCCGGCGATACCTCTGCCAGCTGTGTTTCTCGAACTGGCGGAAGCGGAACCCGGCGTCGATCCTGGTACCGGTGAAACAGTGCTGACCTGCAAGTTCGAAGCGCGGATTGTCGTCGATGCAATCAAGGGCGATCACCATCGACAGGCTGTGCAACTGGCCACTCAACTGGCCATCCTTCTACGCGGCCAGTACTGGGGTATCGACAACGTCGGACCGACGGTGTTCGTCCAGGCCATACAGGACTGGACCAAACCGGAGTTGGATGGTTACACCGTCTGGCTCGTGGAGTGGAACCAGGACATCACCCTGGGTGAGGAGGAATGGCCGTGGCCGGATGATCCTCCTACCCATCTTGATATCGACTTTAGTTCGGACTCTGTCGAAGTCGTCGCGGGGGTGCCATGAGTCGCGGTGTAACAGGTGAGCATGACCGCATGCTGGCCGCCATGATCATCCCCGGCAAGGTGGTGGACGTTGACCTGCAAAACGCCAAGGTTCGGATTGAGTCGCGCGGTTGGGTCAGTCCATGGGTGCGGTGGCACAGCCAAGGCGCAGGTAAGGCCCGGCATTGGCGAGCACCGAGCATGAACGAGCAAGGTTCGCTTGAGTGTCCGAGCGGCGTCCCCGCCCTGGGCACCTTCAAGCCTGGTTTGTACAGCGAGGCCGGGGCGCAGGCGGATAACCGCGACCATGTCGAGGTGTGGCGTTTTGACGATGGCGGGTCGCTGGTCTACGACTGGCAGGCCAAAAGCTACGCCATCACGCTGCCCACAGGCACCGTGACGATCAAGGTCGGTGATTCGACCGTCACCGTAGCGGATAGCGCCGTGACGGTGGAGTCGGCGGCGATCAAGTTGGTAGGTGAGGTTGAGATTGTCGGCTCGTTACGCGTAACGGGCGACATACACGGCGGCGGATCAATCATCGATACAGCCGGCAACACGCCGAACCACAAGCATTAAAACCAATCATCCATGGCCCGCTCAGCGCGGGTTTTTTTATGCCTGGAGAAAAGCCCATGACAGCTGTGATGGCCAAGAAAGTTACTCCCGATTCAGCACTTGATGTCGCGGCCTTAGAAACCGATCTGGTCGACGCGCCGGGCGCGTCGGTGGAGCCGGTAAAGCGCCCGGTTTTCCGCGACAAGGAATTCACCTCGCGAACCTTGATTCTGCCCAACAAGCGAACCGTTCAAGTCGTGGGCGGCCTGGTTGAAGCCACGGACCCGGAGTTACTTACCTTCCTGCGCACGCGCAGCAGCTTCGAACTGGTTACGGAGTGAATTAGATGATCGGCATGGATCGACGCACCGGCCTGCCGCTGTCGGGTCTGGCGCATGTGCTGCAGTCCATCGACGACATTTTGACCACCCCGCTGGGCAGTCGGCGGATGCGCCCGGAGTACGGCAGCGCGATTCGCCGTTATGTAGACCTTCCGGTTAACGAAGGTTGGAAGGGGGCCGTGCAAGCCGAAGCCATCCGCGCCGTGGGCCGCTGGGAGCCCCGCGTGAAGCTGCAGCAGGTCACTGTTGTTTCTGTGCTCGGCGGGAAAATTGGTCTGCGGCTGACCGGCGATTACTTGGGCGAAAGCTTTGTAAAGGAGGTCAGTGTATGAACCTATTGGATCTGTCCAAGTTGCCCGTTCCGGACGTGATCGAAACCCTCGACTTTGAGGACCAGTATCAAACGATTCTGGCGCGGTTTCGGGAGGCGATGGGGGATCAGTGGAGCGCGGCGCTTGAGTCCGATCCGGTGGTCAAGGAATTTGAGCTGTTCGCCTATGAGGTCGTCACGCTGCGCGCCCGGATCAATGCCGCTGCCCGGGCCGTGCTGCTGGCCTCGTCCACCAGAAACGATCTGGACGGCGTTCTGGCGCTGCTGGGTGCCGAGCGTCTGGAGGGTGAGCAGGACGATGCGTTTCGCGAGCGTGGCCGTCTGGCGCCGTATGGCTTCAGCACGGCGGGGCCGCGTCAGGCCTACAAGTATCACGCGCTGAGCGCCCATGAAGATGTCCGCGATGTTTGGGTGGATCGGCCGACGCCCGGCGTAGTGCGCGTTACGGTGCTGAGTCGGGTCGGTGATGGCGTGCCCACGGCCGAAGTGTTGGACGCGGTGCGCGCGAAGCTGAATGCCGAGGACGTGCGGCCGCTGAATGACACGGTGCTGGTTGAGCCGGCGGTGTCGATTCCTTGGCAGCTGCACGCCCGGCTGCACTTTGCCAGCGGGGCGGCCTATGGCCCGATCATGGACGCCGCGCAGGCGGCGGCTGAGGCGTATGCGGTCGCGCAACACAAGATCAATACGCCGATCAGGGCAAACATGGTGATTGCGGCCTTGGGGCTTCCTGGGGTGTCTGACGTCGAGCTGTTGAGCCCGACGCAGGACATCGAAGCGATGACGCAGGGCGCGTCGTATTGCACCGGCATCGTGCTGGAACCGGTGGTGGATTATGTCTAGTCCGGCGGATCTGCTGCCCAGCAATAGCACGCCGCTGGAGCGGGGGCTGGCTGAAGCCGGCAACGTCCGGCAGTTAAACCCGGATGTGATCCGCACTCTGTGGAATGCGGACGTCTGCCCGGTTGAGTTTCTGCCGCACTTGGCGTGGTCGTTGTCGGTGGACTTTTGGGAGCTGGCCGACACCGACGAGCAGCGCCGCGACCTGATTCGCGGGGCCATCGAATGGCACCGCAAGCGCGGCACGCCCTGGGCGATCAAGCAATCCTTGGCGGCGTTTGGTTATCCGGTGCTGGAGCTGATCGAGCAGGCCGACTATTACGCGCAGTGGGTCGTTGCCGGTGGCCATGTGCTCGACGGTAGTTGGCTGCTCGATGGCTCGGTGGTGCTGACCGTGCCCGACACGGCCAGTACCGGGCAAATCATCCGGCGCAGCGCGCTGAATCACTGGGCGGAATACGCGATCCGGCTCGATGCCGCCTCGGGCATCTGGACCCGCGAGCATCAACGCAAGATCCGCGCGGTGGCCGAGAGTTTTGCCCCGGAACGCAGTCAGCTGGTGTCGTTGATCGCGGGCCTCAAGGTGGCTTTCGAGGCGCGCATTACCTTGAAGTC